AAGTCCGGACTGGCTGCGTCGGGTCAATCTCGAAATCCCTTATGCGCCCCGCTGTTTCTATATCCTTAAGGTAGCTGTGGTAATAGAAACAGCGGGGCGCATAAGGGATTTCGAGATTGACCCGACGCAGCCAGTCCGGACTTACTGGGATCTTGGAATTGCGGACAGCACGGCCATATGGTTTGTGCAGATAGTCGGATCAGAGATTCACGTTATTGATTACCTAGAACACGCTGGCGTAGGGCTTGAGGTATATGCTCGGGAACTACAGTCGAAGCCTTATTTTTATGAGAGGCACGGCCTACCCCATGACGCGGCGGCTCGTGAACTTGGTACAGGTAGGACTCGAGAAGAGACCCTCCGCTCGTTCGGATTGAATAATACACACATCATCCCTAGACAAACTGTGGCTGATGGTATCCATGCAGCTAGGCAAATTTTGCAGAAGCCTACAGTGTACTTTCATAAGACGAATACGGCCGATGGGGTAGAGGCGCTTAAGAACTATCAACGACTTTGGGACGGAAAGAAAAATATGTTTCAAGATAAGCCGCACCATAATTGGGCCAGTCACGGTTCAGATGCCTGGAGAATGCTTGCTCTTGATCTGGATATGCCGTCAGATGTACAATATAGACGGCAGTTAAGTAAACTTAATGTCAAGGTGGACTATAATGAGTTCGATTTCTAATTACAAGGGCCTAGATTATAATGGGCTTCAAAGGCATTTACGTGAGAATAGAGAAAGTCTTAAAGGTGTTAACACGACCACTTCGAAAGGGGTCTCCCTTAAGAGCGCTGTTTCGCCTGAGTTCACTCGTCCTGCTAGTGCTATTGGAATTCCTGATGCTGTTGAACCAACACGAAGATTTGACAGTGATGTCATTACTAAAGCATTTTTAGCTAAGGGCAAGAGGGCCACTGGTAGATATGATTTTGCCTCCTATTCTTTACAGGATAAAGACACATCTCTCGAAGGTATGGACTCCAAGTTCTTTAACACTATAAGAAGACGATTTAAGCAAGCTGGAATAAACAATATTTTAATTAGTTCTGGTATGCGGGATAAGGCAGGGGTAGCTCGGATCTTTTCTGGGCCCTCTCGATTCGGCACACCTAGGACTAAACATAAGAGAGCAGGGGAAGGGAACCTAGGGCCTAAGGGCCACAAGGCTATCCTGGGGATGTTCTTGGACTGGGATAAAGCTAAGTCATCAAGGTTCGAGGAAAGGGCATACAATGCTCTGAAAGGCGACTACCCTAACGCTAGGAAGTTAGCGAAGTACGCGGCTAAGGTTCGTCAAAACTTTGCTGGTATACGATCATACCACACAAGTGGGACGGCATTGGATGTTCCTATGAGTTGGTTGAAGAAAAACAGTACGAAGGAGCAGCGGAAGAAATTGCAGCAGTTGCTTAAGAAGGATAACATAAGCACTCGATCAGAGAACGCTGGGCAAGCCTTTCACATGAGGAGATAATTATGAACGACTTTTTTTCAGATACTATGGAAGAGGTTAAAGAAGCCGCACACAAGAATGTAAAGTTTGGCGTGTACGATACCTCCAAAGAATTGCCTAAGGGCAAAGAGGTTAAAGGTTTCCTTCAGGAAGCCAATAAAGCTGGGAAGGATAAAGAGAAAGCTAAAGAGGGGTTCCTCAAAGAGCGTACAGAGGAAGCTGAGTCTGCATTTATGTCGGATCAACTCTTTAATGAGAACGCTAAACTTCAGTCCTCTATTCACAGCACATCAGAATTTATAAATACATTATCAGCTAGAACTAAGAACCCTCAAATGAAGGGTCTTCTTCGGAAAGGTAAGCAGGCTATGGCCGCTGCTAAGAAGAATAAGTCGGACGATCCGGCGAAGATTCGTAAAGAACGCATGGGTGTGATGGCAGTACAGAACTCCCTTAAAGGATTGATGAGATGAGTGATGGTAGCGATAACACACAAGCGTTTCTTAAAGGTGGCGCGAGTGGTGCGGCTGTTGGTGCCTACGTTGGGACATCAGTATTCCCAGGAATAGGTACCGGAGTTGGTGCGGCCGCTGGATTTGTAATCGGTGGTCTTGCTGGATTGTGGTCTTCAACTAGCGCACAGGACGATGCTGAGGATGAGACTGAACGATTACGTCAGCAGCAGTTCGAAGAGTTTAAATCAGGGAAAGCAACAGCTATTGATGATCTTCTTTCAAGAAGAGGGCGCATGGCCTATGGTCAACGTAGAATAGCTATGGAAAAAAAGGCTGCCCCTAAACCTAAACCAGTAAAGAAAGAATCCCCGAGCAGTCAAATGGGCACAGACGCTGATACTTGGAGCGTAGGTAGCGGTGGCGTTTCCGGTAAATTTACTTTTTAACAAGGTGTAAATATGAGTTTAGTTACAGTACAAGATAATAAATCTAGCTCTCTAGGTTCATATTATACTAATCGTTTTAAAAGACTGAAGTATAGTAGAGCTAACTGGGATGAACACTGGGATGACGTGGCCCGATATTTTTTACCACGCCAAAATAATATATATGGGTTCAGAGAGAAGGGTGAGAGAAAGCACCAAGATATATACGACTCAACTGGGATACATAGTGTAGAGACTTTAGCATCAGCCCTACACAGTACGATGACATCATCATCTAACGTATGGTTTGGTTTATCGTCAGGCGATAGGGAACTGGATAAGGTTCCTGAGATTAGAGCGTGGCTACAGGAAGCTGTACTACGAATGATCGACGTTCTTAATGATTCCAATTTCCAAACACAGATACATGAAACATATTTGAATATAGTCTCTGCAGGTACTTCGGTACTTTATATGGAGGATGGGGACAAGGAGAGGGTAATCAATTTTAGATCATCGCCTATCTATCCGTTCTACGTTGCCACAGATAATTGGAAGAGAGTGAACACAGTTATGTGTAGCTACGAGTATTCCTATTCTCAGATGGTTGATGAGTTCGGTGAAGATGTTATCCCTGATGATATTAAAATGAACGCACAGTCTGATGTAGCTAAGACTTATAAGATCGTGCATACCGTAGAGAAGAACAGAAAAATATATAAAGATCAGCCTAATATTAAGAGTACTAATTTACCATGGGTCAGTGTCTATGTTTTGGATAAGACCGATACTGTACTTAAGGTCAAGGGGTACAGGGAATTCCCTTACGCTGTTCCACGTTGGAGCGTTATTAATGAAGAGGATTATGGGCGTAGTCCTGCAATGAAGGCCCTGCCTGACGTTAAGATGTTGAACGCTATGAAGAAAGTAGTTATTCGTGGGGCACAGAAGGTCATCGAGCCTGCTGTAACATTACCCGATAACGGCTATCTTCTGCCCCTTGATTTAACTCCAGGAGGGGTTAACTTTAAGAGACCAGGTGTAGAAAATATAGAACCAATTTATGCAGGCGCAAACCCAGGCATCGGTCTGGATATTATGCAGGAGACTCACCTAAGAGTTGAGCAAGCCTTCTTTATTGACCAGCTTCATTTACGTGAGGCCGACAGAATGACAACTGTAGAAGTCATGCAAAGAAGAGAAGAGTATCTAAGAGTACTAGGGCCTATCCTAGGTAGACTTGATGATGAGCTCTTAAGACCTATTGTAAAAAGAACATTCGGTATCATGTGGAGAAAGAAGTTATTTACTCCGCCACCACAACAGTTATCTGACAGAGAGCTTAGAGTTGAGTACGTATCTCAAATCGCTAAAGCACAGAAGGCAACTGAAGCCGATACATTCCTAAGAGTTGTTCAATCCATAGGGCCGATGGTTGAGCTTGATCCGGGGCTTATGCAGAACTTCGATGGTGACAAACTCATCAGACATAATGCTAGAATCTTTGGTCTCCCAGAAGAAGTTATGAGGGATGAGGGGAAGCTGGCACAGATGAGAGAACAGCAGGCTAAACAACAGCAGGCCATGATGCAATCTGAAATGAATAAGAACAATGCCGATGCTGCTAAGTCGCAGGCGGAAGCTGAGAACGTAGGGAAGCCTACTGCCTAACAAAGAGGACTACTATGTTTGGGAAACAAAGGAAGAATGCTGTACTCACGTACAGAAGATTATTTGACGGAGAAGACGGCAAGGTTGTGTTAAGAGATTTAATAAAAGCTGCCGGAGTATTCGATTCTGCTTACGACGATAACCCCGTTAAGATGGCCTATAAAGAAGGACAGAGAGATATAGTTCTCCGTATTCTTAATACAATTAATTTTGATCTAGCGGGTCTGGACAAATACCTAGAA